AAAATGCCACAAATTGATTCAGATAAATTCTCTCCCCGAGAGAAAAAGATGTATAAATTAATTTGGAGAAACACATTACAAAGTTGCATGTCAAACGCGGAATACTATAGTTTTACAGCGAAGATTCAAATTCAACCCGGTGATACTACAAACAGCCAGAAACCACAAAACCAACAGAACACAACACCCCACCACTATAAATATCACACAGAACAGCTTATTTTTCCTGGGTGGAAGATCGCTGACCCTGGTTTCTCTCTAACACAGCCATCCCAAAGTGAAAAACATTACGTATATTTGTTACATCTTCCTATTAACACCCCAGTTTTATACAAAAAGATTACAGCAACACTAACTATTAAAAACCAAAAACAACATTATACAGAGGCAAAATTGATTCAACTATTAGAAGAGAAAGGAATAGGCCGACCTTCTACATTTTCCATGCTGATTGATAAAATTCAAGAAAAAGAATATGCTGTCAAGCAAGATGTGAAGGGGCAAACCATCGAATGCAAAGACTATGAAATAGAATACGATAATAAAACTCACACCCCAAGTGACATTTATGAGATAGAGACTTTGAGAGAAATAGGAAATGAAAAATCAAAATTGGTAATACAACCGTTAGGTATGATAGTTTTGGATTTTTTGGAGAATCATTTTCTCTCCCTTTTTGATTATGATTTTACAGGAAGGATGGAGAATGATTTGGATAAAGTAGCAAAAGGGGAAAAAAACTACAATGAAGTTTGCAAAGAATGTTTGGATGTAATAACTGATCTCGTCGATTTTACTGCTGAGCCAGTACCGCAGACAACCGAAACCACCGAAACCATCGAACACACAAAACCAAAATCAATCATGAAGCCAACTAAAATCGAATATAAAATAGATGATAAACATTTTTATATAATCGGAAAAAATGGTCCAGTTATCAAATGCGTCCAACCAGGAACAACACCTCCAACCCAGGAACTTCTCTCCACACCAACACCAGATAAGGCAAAGAGGGGTAGAAAGCCGAAACCCAAAGAACAAATCACCTTTTTATCCATAAGAAAGGATCTACAGCTGGATATAGAAAAATTAAAGAGAGGTGAATACAAACTCGTAGATTTGGTAGATGCAAGTACAATCGCCAACGCCAACAACGCCAACAACACCACCAACACAAACACAAAACCGAATGAAAATAATCTGGGTAAATGGGAGGCTTCCACGCAACCAAACCAACAACATGACATAATTATAAAATCGGGTAAATATGGAACCTACGCAGTTTGTGGTGAAATGAAAAAATCACTCGCATGTTTTGGGAATCGACCAATATCCAATATAACATTGGAAGAAGTAGTTCCTATTTTGTTTGACACAGGTAACCCATTATATAAACCACCTACAAATCCACAGTCAAAAATAGTTCGTCAAATAACGGAAAATCTCAGTATCCGAGACGGTAAATATGGAAATTACATTTTTTATAAAACACAAAAAATGAAAAAACCCAGATTCATTTCATTGACTGGGTTCAAAGGAAATGTGCAAGAAGAAACAGAAGACAATCTGAAGAAATGGATTCGAGAGAATTGTCATATAGATGTATAGATGTATAAGAAATAATAAAACTAATTAGCTTTAGGTATATAAGATTTATATTCTTTTAATGCTGAATTATTCATTAATCCAAATTCTAATGTAAATGTGAATGGCAAATTATTGAAATTAACTAGACTACCGTCGTGATAACGTATTTTTATAGATAATTTACGAATTCGTTCTGCAGGAGGATCAAAATATTTAAACGGTATACTAGTAAATTCAAAAAAATTAGTGATATTATCATTTGCAAAATTTTGAGATGATATTTTAGCGAACGAGGAATTTACCTGGCCATTATTTTGACTATTTTGTATAGTAAAACTAGATAAATTATAAGGTGCTAATTCATCAATACAATTTAACAACTGAATATCAATATAAAAAGAAATTCGTTGATAAATATTAATTTTAAAGAGTGGTTCAACAAAATAGCATGACGATCCAATTAAATTAGGATCTGGTTTTAACCAGTAACCATTATCATCCTTACTATTTACATCTCCGTAATAAAATCGAACTGTATTATTATCTATAACTTTAACTGATTCACTATTGCACCTAGTAAAACCTAGACGCCCAGGCAACCCTGTATCAGAAAAACTAGGAACACCTGGTTTATAAGGATTACATGCATCAACCTGAAGCTGTGCTATATTCACACTATCATTTGTTAGTATAAATCCATCACTTCTATTTCCAAACCATATCTTCTCTCCAACTTCATTGAATGCAAGAACAAACCTAGTGTAACCTCCAATCAGTTCAAAATCTGGTAATACATCTGGATGATTTTCAACAAAATATTCCAATAAATACGAAGTTACAGCATGATTCATTTTGTTTTGTAATTCTGTAACCATAAATGCGGGTGTGTAATTTCCGGATTCTATAATGATAACAAATTCGTGTCCGTCATTATAATAATTATATAATCCGGCAAATATAGCATTTTCTAGATTATTCGGTAGATCAAATTCACCTGGATTATAAGGATTGTTTATTTTAAATGTTAGAGTTACATTATTTTGAGAAACAGAAAATATATTCATGTTATAAGGAAAAGACCACGATGATAATTTAACCGATTGGACATTTAAATAATCCTGAGGCAAAGTTATTTCAAATTGACTAGATAATGGATATTTCAAACTATCTCGATCCTCGGAATGAATTGATAATGTTTTTTTGTAATAAGTATATTGCTGAGCATTTTCAATTAAAGGATGTGTAATATTTAAATTATATGACATTTTATTATAGCAGTTATATAATAATATTTATATAATATTATCGTGTATATATTATTATTTTATATAATAATATATTATTATATAAAATATACAGTATACAATTAAAATATAAATTTTCGATACAATGGGATTCTTCGCAACATTCATATTCATATTTTTATTATATTGGATGTTTGTTTCTACATCCTCTATGGTAGGTGTAAAATCAATATTCGAAATTCTTTGTGTAGTATTGTTGTTTAGTGGAGCAATATCAGGATTACTCGCATTTTTTATTATGTCAGGAAATTCATCCTACATGACAGTACTTGCATCATACTCATTATTAATAATAGGTATTAGTTTTTTTCTTGGTTTCACATTGCACAATATATACAAAACACGTAAAATGAGTGGTAGCTTAAATGATAAAGTAAACTGGTTAGGTAAAATTATAGTTGATATATTACCATTTTTTTTAATGGTTCTCAATCTAGGTTATCTAGTGTATTTGATAACAGCAAATAAATCAATTATTACTAGTGGGTATATAAATAATGATTATAATATATTTAGTAAAATATTTATGATATTAACTATCATACAGACATCACTTATTTATTATGGAATAAATTCGAGTAGCAATGGAATAATTGATTCATTATATACCGCATTATTAGTTTTGATATCTGTAATTAATTTTTATATAATAAGAATAATAAAAATAGTTATTGTTGATTATCCAGTAGATTGTATAACGTGCCCTTTACCGCCACCAGCACAGGTTTCTACTAGTACCACTAATACCACTAATACTACTACCACTACAACAACTAGCAGTAGTTCAAGCACATCATCATAATAACAAAATATTATTCTAAATAGCAGAAAATTTGAAGGTGATTCCATATTCATTTGTAGTTTCCCATATCCCAGATATTTTCAATAAAAAATTATTACAATTATATTTTGAAGTAACATTGTTGAATATTTTAATAAATCCAGTCCGTAACTGATCACTAATTTTATATTGAGGTGTTTTGTTATTGCAAATATGTTTGTATTTTTTCAACAAATTAAATTCAATTTGTTTTATTTTATCAATAATTTCTTTATTATGAAGACTCATCGAAAAGATGCACTTGTATTTGTTGTAATATTTTTCTAAAACAACATCATTTAATGGTATGTATATGTATATACCATTTAATATAACTTCTTTGGTGGAATATAAAATACGTATGAATTTGCTATTTGGTATGTTTATGATAGTATTGTAAATAGGGTCACTAAAATAAACAAAATCTTCTTTGTAATTATCAATATAATTAATTAGATTCATCAAAAGTTTTCAAAAGTTTTCAAAAATTTATATGAATGCTCGGTATATGTATATTTCATAATAATAATTTTAAGTTAGTTTATTAGTTAAAAATAACAAATAAAGAATATACGCCAAATAATATACATACATCAAATAATAAAACAATGAAATTTTATGACACACATTATGAAGAATATATCACATCGAATAAAAAAATGAATATACATACAAAATTAGAAAAAATATATAAAACACTTCCCAAAAAAATAAGTGAATTAAACAATATTATATTATATGGTCCATCAGGTGTTGGAAAATATACACAGATGTTGTCTTTAATTAAACGTTATAGTCCGTCCAATTTAAAATACGAAAAAAAACTTACAATATCATTTGATAAGAAGCAGTTTTTATTTAAAATAAGTGATATTCATTATGAAATAGATATGGCATTACTTGGTTGCAACGCAAAATTATTATGGCATGATATATATCAACAAATTATAGATATTGTATCATCAAAAATGGATAAATCTGGTATAATTGTTTGTAAAAATTTTCACGAGATACATAATGAGTTGATAGAAAATTTTTATAGTTATATGCAATCAATGAACAATTACATCAATATTAAATTTTTAATAATTACAGAAGAGGTTAGTTTTTTACCAGATAGTATTTTAAATTGTTGTAAAATAATTCGGATTCCTAGACCGAGTAAAAACATGTATAATAAATTATCATATGCACCAATATCAAAGAATATAAATTTGGAAGATATACAAAATATAAAAGAATTATACGTGAATGACCTTATTGCAGTAGAAAATCAAACAACAAACAATGACGTTACTAATGATATCGAAAAAAAAACGAATAAAAAAACAACCAAAACTACAAAAACAACCAAAACAACTAAAAAAACATTATCGAATGAAAAACAAAATATTAGTATTATGAATGATAATTACCAAATTATTTGCAACAAAATCATTGATATGATGAAAAATTATAAAAATATCAAATATTTAAAATTTAGAGATATTTTATACGATTTATTAATTTACAATTTAAACATTTCACAATGTGTTTGGTATATTTTAAAAACATTGATCAATGATGATTACATAGATGAATCAAAACTATCCGATATTTTGATAAAAACATATAAGTTTTTTCAATACTACAATAATAACTATAGGCCGATATATCATATTGAAAATTATGTTTATTCTCTATGTAAGATAATACATAATTTAGAAGATGACTAATAAAATTAGACCGAGCGAAAAATAAAGTGAAATAACATAAGTTATAATAGTTAGAATAGTTAGAATAGTTAGAATAGTTAGAATATTATATAATGTATAGTATATAATATTTTCTTCAAATGGGAGCTAGATTTTCTTCTAATGAAAACGAAAATGAGATCGAAGATGAGAATGATCAAATGTTGAACAAATCAATATATCGTGGTGGATCGAATCAGCGTAAAAATAATAAACATAAAAATACAACAGTGAAAAATAAAAGTAAAAAATCTGTTAGTTTTTTTGACCATTATGATGAAGATGATG